TGGCTGCCGGAATTGCGTGTCATGGGTTCCCAGAATTACGTGTCATAGGTGTGACAAATAATTCCGGTATCCATTTTTTCATAGGCTCAGCGTCCAGCCACCCCAAAGCAGGGTCCCAATCCAGCATCCAGCACCCTCACTTCCCTCCAAAAGCCACCCCAAATGACGCCGCAGCGCTCGCTATCTCACATCGTTTGCCAGGCGTAGGTGCTGCCGTTATAGGTACATTGCACTCGCGTCGTATCGCCGCCCGCTCCCGCTGAGGGTGAATAAGGCGTCCCGGGGGTCAGGGAGATCGCATCATTCACAGGCGCCGTTGCTCCCTCAAAACCAGCAACACAAGCCATTAACGGCGTTCCAGCGTGGCCGTAAGTTATCACCGGAACCTCAACCCCGCCAATCGCCGTTTCCGTGATAAGTGAGTTGCCTAACTGCTGGTAATTGCTTAAGGAGGAAGTAATCCCATAGCCAAAAAGCCATTGATTGTTAACATTGTTCGCGCTGGGAGATGTGCCGGTCCCAAAGTATCCACCGTCCGTTTCGCCGTAGTTATGGGTCGTGCCGTAGCCAGCTTCCGCACCGACGATGGTATTCCCCGCGCCGGGCCCAGATCGGCCCGCATTGTGCCCGACGCAAATGTTTGACCCGCCCGAGATTGAGCAAGCATAGTATCCCGCAGCAACATCATTGCCGCCACCAGGGCCACCGCCCTCGGCGGAGGTTCCTATCACCACATCCTGAGAAGCCGTCAGAGCGCCAATTCCGATCTGCACGCTCGCAGACGCCGGAGGCGAGTCGGAAAAGCCGAGATTGTTTCCGCCTGCATAGAGGTAGGAAGTCGCAGAGGCCGGATTTTGAAGCACCAAATAGGTTCCATCGTACACAACGATTGCACGGACCGAAGCGTTCATGTCTCCGTTCGCGCCCACGAATAAGGGAACAGGGAAATAGGCCCCATTCTTGACGATGGTTTTAGCTCCGGTGCCCCCGATATTGAGTGTCGGATTTCCCACCGACGGGCTGCCACTCGGGAGGAATATAACCATCGTGCCGGGAGTCAGGGATGTAACCGCCGGCGAAGTTGTCAAGGTCTGAGCGTTTGCGGGGCCCGTCGCTATGCCATAGGGGATGCCGCCGCTGCCGCCGCTCACGGTTGCCGCCGTATAGCAAGGATTAGGAGAACTTGAAGTCGTGTATTGAAGGCTCTGTCCTGCAGCCGGGGTAAAACCCGTACAAAATGGAACGCCTTCTAAACCGCTGACTGTCGGATCTGGATAACTGCCCGAGAGATCGCCGCTCGCCGATCCTGTGGGAGGGCCACCTGCACTGCCCGGGCAGCCCCATTCACAGAAATAGTTCACCGCGTCGAACGTCACAAAGCCGACCATGGTCGAAGCCCCGGCAGTCGTCGGAATTGCCGGAGGATTCTTAAAACAACTCGGCCAGGTCCAGGTATATGGGCCGCCGCTCGCCGCTTGGATGATGTCGAAGGTAACGTGATGCACCGGGTTATCCTGCACCGGACAGTAGGTGGTGGAGTTTCCGGCCAGCGTCCAGATAAAGTGCCCCGACGACGCGGACATCCGGAAAAAACCGTTCTGGCCAACACTGACAGTGCCATTCGCACTCTGCACATTCGGCGGGTAATAGGTGGACGTGTTGAAGTAGGTTTCCTGGGCCGCGGGCAACCCAAGACCGTGACTGATTGTGTCGAAACCGAAATCCGCGCCGCTGTTGCCGATGCCACCCGCGCCATTATCGATCAGGTCGTAGCCAGCGTTGCCGATAAAATAAAGATGGATTTGACCCTTGCCCGAGAAGGCCTGGTTGAGGCTGGACGGATCTTGCCACCACGCGCTGTAGTTGAAGTACTTGGACCCCGGCCCGTTGAACAGCGGGAAAAACGGTCTGTTTGGAGAGTAGCCCCAGGAGATGGGAGGCTTGTCAAAAAGGTTAATAAGTGACACAGCCCCCGCCGCTCCACTGGTGATCACCCGACCCACAATCGTGTTGGTCTGCGGCGTTTCATCCAGTCCATTTTCCGCGTAACCGAACCCGCTGCCACGGTCGTCGCACTCTCCATCAGCCGCAATCGAGAGCGTCACCCAGTCGCCCACCTGGGTAGCGTTGTCGCATATCCAAGGCGCTGGACCTGTGGATTGGGCAAGAGCTGTTCCGGCTGTGCCCGGATTGTTGATCACCACTCCCACCGGACAGGCCGCGTTATCGGTTCCGTTGGTATTCGTGTGCGAAAGCGTCACGATTGGACTGGTAGATGCGTCAGAGCAACTCTGATAAGCAGCCATCAGATTTAGGGCCGTTCCACCCACCGAATAATTGGGAAAGGCATCGCAGGTTGCGCCGGAAGGGCAAGGCGATGGCCCAGCACCCGCGCCGCTGGTACTGAAGGTGCACGTTGTTCCGCTGCACGATACACCAGCGCCGGAGAGCGTGAACGAGCCCGCCGCACCGTTGATCGAAGACACAACGCTGCCGCTCGATCCGCCAGGCTGCTGAAACATTGTGCGATCGTCGGCGATGCTGCCGATCGCGCTCGATCCTGCAACCACAGTCGCGATGGGGATATCGCTCGATGTAAAGGCTGTGGTCTTTACCGCAGGCGCGCAGCTCGCCGCCGCGTTCAGGTAGACATAGTTGGTCGCCGACGCGGTCATGGTCAGCGTGCCGCCGGCGTAGGTGACCACCGAGCCGCCGCAGAATGCCGTCCCCGCGGCCAGATTCAGCGTGAGGCCAGTTCCGGCTGTGGGCCAGTAGCCAGGGGCAACGCCCTGCGCATATTTGGCGTTCACCGCGAAGAGCGGCGCGGTCTGCGACTGAGGCTGCTGCCCACGAGCGGCAATGCTCACCAACAAGACCAGAGCAACGAGCGCGGCAACATTCAAAGCTAGAATCAAAAGACTCTTTTTCATAGGAAACTCCTCACGCAAAGCAGATCGCCACGCCCGTGACGTCCGCATCGGAGGCCACGAGGTAAAGGTTGGTCGCGTCGAACGCGGTGGGCGTCTGGAACCAGAAGTCGCCCCCCGAGGTTTTCTGAAAGGCCACATGCGACGGCGCCGCGGGCAGCCCGTGCGCAACGGTGAAGTTGCCTCCAGCGCCAGGCGCCAGCGCCACGGAGCCGAGGATCGCCGAAGACGTCACATCGTCCCAGGTCGCCCCGTTATCCCGGAATGTGTGCTTGGTGTCGGTGGCAAAGTAGATGCGGCCCGCGATGCCTGCCACGGGGATTGCGCTGAGCGCGCCGGAAGCGATCACGGCTGAAAGTGTTGTCATCGTTTGCTCCTATTCGACATAAATCGTGTCTCCGTTGGCATAGATGGGATTGCCCGCGTCGTCGGTCAGGATGTCACCAGTGAGCACCGCGCCCCAGACGCTCACCGCCGCAGATCCAGAGGCCGTCGGATCGGCGACACTGGTCGCGGTGATGGTGTGGTTGCCTGCCGCGGTCGGCGCGCTGTAGAGGCCGCTGCTGTCGACGGTGCCCACGGTCACGTTGCCGCCCAGGATGCCGTCGACGCTCCACGTCACGCCCTGGTTCGCGGCGCCGCCCACGGCTGCGCTGAACTGCTGCGTCGCTCCCGCGGCCAGCGACGCGGAGCTGGGGCTCACGGTGATCAGCAGCGGCAGTCCTGAGCCCGATTCACAGTAAAGCCCAAACACATCGGCGACGCCGCTCACGGTGGGGCTGCCGCCGCCGCCGAAGGTCACATGCACAACATTGCTGCCATCGAGATAACAGGACAGCACGCCCTGTGTCTGGCCAGCTCCGGCGGGCACAACAAACGTGCTGGTGCCTGCGATCGCCTGCAGCGTAGAGGCCGCGCCGGCCGACGCTGGTGTCTGGAATGTCGAGCCATCCGCGACGCCCAGCGCGCAGCCCACTCCGAACTTCTTCCCGTTCGAGAGGGTGATCTCCATCCACTTGCCCGCGCCCACGGTTTCTGTGGTCACGGTGCCCATGTTGTTCTTCCACGCAAAGACAAGCACCGCCGCGTTGCCGTGCCAGGTGTTTCCCGCTCCATCGTTGTAGGTGAAATGGACAGTGCCGCCGGAATCGACGTTCGCGCCGACGATGCGGGGATTGTGGGTCGCCGTTGTCGGTGTGTCGTGCGGAAAGGCAACGGCAAAAGCCTGCGCCAGCGAATAGCCCGCAGGAAGCGCGACCGTCGTTCCATCGACCAGGACGCCTTCGCCGAAGAGGACCTTTTCTCCGCCGAGCAACGTCAATTCCATCCAGTTCATGCCGCCGGAGAGGGTGGGCGACGTCGCGGCGTTCAACCAGCTCAGCGCCCCGAAGTTCACATCGCCGCCCCAGAAGTTGCCGATGTCGTCGGTGTAGACCAGTGAGAGGTTGCGATTGGAATCCGCGTCGCAGAGTTGAATCACGCGCATGGCGTGGTAGTTGACGTTGGTGCCGGCCGGTCCAACCCAGTCGAGCAGGTTGCCCGGCGGGAAGCCTGTCGACGGCAGTTGGAATTGGCTTCCGCTCGCTTGTATCCCGGTGAAGAAAACGAAGATGCCGCCGCTGGCCAAATCAATTCCGGTGAAGTTCGACTCGTTGCCTGGATCGCTGCCAGGCACGCTCGGCCAGCCCGCCTGCAGCGTGTCACTGTCGTCGTAGAGGATGGCTGGGTTGTAAGTACCGAGCGTGAACGCGATCTCCCCGCTCTCCGCATCGGGCTCGCGCTGGATGGAGCCATTCTGACTGTCAGCGCGTGCCGTGGGCACCGACATTTCGAGCGGATCGATCACTTCGTATTCGCCCGCATAAGTAAAGCTCAGCGTGTCGTCGACGGTGACATGATCGCCGGGCCGCACCGCGGAGGCCAGGTCGCCGTAGGCGTCCTTGGCGAACATCGATGTCTTCACCCTCACCAAAGGCGGCGTGATGTAAGGCGAGACATCCAGGCCCAACGCGCGGTCGCGTTCGTAGCGGGCGATGCGGCTGGCCTGGTCATAGGTGCTGATGCTCAGGTCGATCGCATGCTTTACTTTGTTGCGCTGGCGCGGGATCCCCACGCCCCGCGCGCCTTCGGCCAGCATGTGATTTTTGTGCCAGAACTCCGGTGAGCGCTTCGTGAAGCGCGAATACAACAGCCCCACCCCGCCGCCCGAACCCACGCTGGTGGGATAGTTCGAGCCTTTGCGATTCATCACAAATGTGGTGGGATCCGTTTCTTCAGGTGTACCCACGTTCGCAACAGGCGGGACGCTGTAGACAGTCCACTCGCCGTCATAGGTGGTGTTTGTGCCCCCGATGGCGATGCGGTCGGCGGCGTTGAAGGGATGCGGCGTCTCTGTCGTGACCACAGGGCGGCCGTTCGCCACACATGTGATCGACGCGATCACCGCAGCCTGCGGAACCAGCAGGTCGCGCATGGTGGCCACGTAGCGGTTGCCCGCGGTGTGCACCACCTTGTCATCCGCATCGAAGCTGCCAGGCAGAATGCAATCGCGGCTGAATGTAAACACGCTCGGCCGCGGCATGTCGCAGTTCAGACTGATTTTGCCGGCGTACTCGCCCATCCAACTACGGCAGACCAGCAGAATCTGTTCCAGGCACGCCTGCAGCGACGTTTGTTGTGCGAAAGAGTAGCTGCCCTGGAAGCGCCGGCGTCCGTTGGCTAGAATCTCATCATAATATTGCGCAGCCTGGTAGATCGAGCCCCAGTCGAAGCGATTGCCGATGGCCGCCGAAAGCTGATCGGGACCGGCGGTGATGCTGAGACCGTAATCGGGCATCAGCTTGCGGCGCAGGATCAGATCGACGAAATGCCACGCCGGGTTGGTGGTGAAGGCGTAGCCGGTCTGATTTCCTTCGTCGTCAAAGAGCCGGCACTTCAGTGCGCGCCACAGGCCGATGGGATTGATGTCGGTCCACTGCGTAGGGTCGGCGCGGTGTGTGTTGGTCTGGTTTTGGATGGCCTGCTTGCGCATCAGCGTGTAGTAGGCGATGCGCGAAAAGGCCAGCGGCTGGATGGCTGAGGGAAACTGCGCATAGAGCACGTCGACGCCCTGGTCCGGGCCGCTCGATGAAGGCGCGAGTCCGGAGCCGATGACGGAATCGCAGCCGCTGTGAAAGTTGAAAACGAAGTTAGCATCGCCGTCTTCAGCCTTGAGCCAGTTCTGCCCGCTGAAGCCTGGAGGCGCTGCAGCCGGAATATTGCTCTCCCATGTCAGCAGGTCGTTGATCCACAGCTCCGTGCATCCATCCCATTCGCCATGGCCCAGCAGCCAGACGCCGACGCGATGGTAGTCCATGTAATCGTTCCCGGTGTCCTGCAGCATGTAATAGGCATGCCGCTTGCCCGTCACCCACGCGTAGCCGTAGGTCAGCGGGATCGGCGTACCCGTCGTCTCGCTGGCGCTGGAGGCTTGCGTTGTGGAGGCGTTCGCCATCAGATACGCCTCGCGCGGTTGATTACTTTCAGCGCTGTGTTGGCGGTGGCTTCGCCGTAGTTCTTTTCGTAATCGTTGAGCGCGACCATGATGCGCTCAGGCACCTGGCAGGTTTGGAAACTGTACTGGCACTCGGTCGGCTGCGTCGATCCGCAGCGCGGGCCGCCCCAGTTGAGCTGGCACGTTTCGCTGTAGATCTCCAGCGGTGTGTCTTCCTGTGCAGGGCTGATCAGATTCTCGCCGCGCAGGCTCACCGTGTCGGTGCCCACATCGTCCACGGTCAGTTTGCCATGTACTTCGAGCCATGCGGCCTCGGCGTCGGGCTGCCAGCAGCGATACACAAAGAGTGCGCCTTCGAGCGCGGATCGCCGCATCAGCCGCTCAAAGTCGCGCTGCAGCGTGTCGCCGGAGAGGTTCTGTAAAACGAAATTGCCGACATCGGTCACCAGCGACCGATGAAACGTGAACTTCGGAACACCGATGATCCAAGGCAGATAAGGCGATGGCCCGTTCCAGCCCGATTCTTTCCATGGATATGGAGGAACGGGAGGCGTCGTGGGAGTGGTGTAGTAAATCGCGACGCCCACAAAGCTGACCTGCAGCATCTGGGCGCCGGCGGACGCGGGGTTGTACCACGCGCGCACCATGGTGGCCGTCAGGCTGATGGCTGCGATGCCGGCAGCCCAATCAGGCCCAAGCCCGTAAGGGCCGTTGCTATACTGCCCGTTCATATCCGTGGGAGTCGTGATGGGAAGATACACGGCCGCGGGGCCTAGCATGCTCCCGGTCAGGATCATCACGTAATAGACCCCGGTGATCGCGGACTCGGGCACGCCGGCCGGGATGGAGAAGCCTTTCCATGTGGCAGCGACACCGCCCGGCGCGAGAGACACAAGCAATCCGCCGGCAGGACTCGCGCTCACTGTGCCTCCGCCGCCATCGATTGAGGTAGTTGCCACAGTCGGCAGCGACCAGGCTACAGATTTTCCGGGCGGAATAGGAAGCAAAGGCGGCGCGGCGTTGACAACAACATCTTCCTGGCCAGTGATCGCAAAGGGTGCATTCGACGGGCGATCGCTCCAGTAATAGAGGTTGCCGTTCACGTCCTGCACATCGAGCAGGTTCACGGGCGCGATGCCAGGCCGCGCGCCGCCCACAGCCTTCAGTGAGGCCGGGTACGGAGTGCTCATCGCATCACCTGGAGGGCCCACCAGGTGATATTTGTTCCGGTGGCTGCGCTATTCTTGGTTCCGTCACAAATAATCTTCACGCGGTGGATGTCGAGCGAGACCGACTGTTGCGTGAGCACAGCCTGCGGTCCCAGTTCGGCGGCGTTGTAGCAATCGACGGTCTGCAACAGCACCCCGTCGAGATACACATCGCACTTGCCGAACTCCGGACCCTGCGAGAGCCAGAGTTGGAAGCCGTAGCCGCGGTACTCATATTGCGCCCAGTCGCCGGCGGTTCCGGCGTCGGTCATCGCTGTCGTCGGCAGCGTAGCGCGCGCGATACCGCCCAGCGTGATGGTGGGGACTGTTGCCAGCGTGACCTGCGTCCAGGCGCCATTGACGGCCAGCTTCTGATCGCCGAAGTCATTGACCGCCAGGAAGAGGATCGAGTCGTGATCCCAATCGGAGGGATAAAGCACCATTGGGACGCGCGGCATCTCTTCGAAGGTCACATTCTGCACATCCCATTTATTGTTGGCGGTCACAACCGGCGTCACTTCGGTGGTGAAGCGGCCTACATAGTGCCTTCCGCCGCCCTCGTAATCGATGATGGTGAAGTACCCATCCTCATATTGCTCGTAGTACTGCTTCAGGCGCTGCACGCACGGCCAGGTCCGGCCGAGCCAGCTCAGGCTGAAGCTGTGGCCCACATTCTGCGTTTCGCGCGTCCAGGGGATGCCGCCGACTGCCTTCTTATGCAACTGCGTCGTAGAGCGCTTCCGCGTGAAACCATAGCTGGGGTTCATCGAGTCGTGGAGCACCGAGTCCCAGCCCGCGGTCGGATTGAGGATGTCAGTCTCAGGCATCGGCGCTCCCCGAGTTCTCTGCGTAACTGCTGTTGAGTGCCGCGCGCATGTGGTGCTTATATTGGTTGAAGAACTGGATCACACCCTTGGAATCAATCGCGTGGACGTTCATGTTCATGGTGCGGTCACCGCCCGAGGAACTGCGCCGCGCGTCGCGGCTCTGCATCGCCGCCTGGTAGCTGCGGTGGATGGAGTCCATCGAAGCGCCGGCGTTCAGTGCGTCCAGTGTGGATTTGTTGCGCTGATAGACGTTGGGCTTCACGGTGAATTCGCCCAGCTGCATGTGGACCAGGCCGTGATCGGGAGAAGTCGCCAGATCGCCGAAGTCATTGACCGGGCCGCCCGTGTCGTACTGCGCCGCGGTGGCCGTATATTGGCTGCGGCCGGCCTTCTGCTCCGCGCTCAGCTTGCCTTCCGCATCCTTAATCTCCTTTTTGATCGTGTCTTGGTAGTAGCGCTGCGCTGCAGGTCCCAGCGCGTTTGTTGCGTGCTTGGCCTCCTGGTCGAGGCTCTGCACATCCGCGTAGGCGCCAAGGTAGTCCATCGAACCCTGCTGGTAGCCGTCGATGTCATTCCCGATGCGTGGACGAACCTGTTTCAAGTCGTAGACGCGCGCCTTCTCCCGGCCGCCAAAGCCGATGGCTCCAATCACCGCGCCGGCCGCCGCGCCGATCGCCGCGCCCACAGGGCCGCCGAGAGCCATGCCGAGCTTCATGCCGCTCATAGCTCCGCCCAGCGCGCCACCCACGCCGCCATTGCCTTCGTAGGCACTGAAGAGGCCCAACCCTCCACTCACCGCGCCCATCGCATTCGCGCCCACGCCACCGCCGCCCAGCATGCCGCCGCCGCTCGCGCTCGCGGTAGTGCTGCCGCTTGAAACGAAGTTCCCGTTCTCGTCGAACTGCCCAGGTGCGCTGGCGCTCTGCGTCTCCGCGAAGTCACCGCTGCCAGTCTCACCGCCGCCGCCTTTGCTGCCATTGAAGAGACTGATTCCCGATCTTGCGAGTGCGGTGCCTTGCTGCAGGTCGCCCATCACCGCGCCCATACCACCAACTGGTGTTGGAGCCGCGCCGGGACTCCCTGTGCTGAAATCAGATGTGCCGGCGCCTGTGCCCCAGGCCGGCGAGGCCTCGCTCGTCGACGCCGGAACAGACGCGCCGGTGTAGGGCGAGCGCTGGTGAATCGCTGTGGGAGCGAGCAGACTCGTGCTTGTGCTCGGTGCGCTCCATCCAGGCGCTCCAGGCTGCGCGAGCGCGCTGCCTGCAAACGTAGCGCTGCCGATGTGAATCGTGGCCTGCGAGACGGTGAAGGTCTTCTCTTTTTCGCCGGCCGCGCCATGGCTGCGCGGCATCTCGGCTTTCGCATCCTGCATTGCAGCAGCAGATTTAGATCCACGCGTGAAGACGCCGCCCGTGAGCAACCCGATAATGCCACCCTCGGGTGTTGCGGGCGTCGCCGCCGCGCCCTGGCCATGCTGCTGAATGCGTTGCACCAGCATGGCCGCGGCCTGCCCCGCGACCTTGTCGCCCAGGCTCTTCAGCGCTTCGGCGGGATGATCAAGGCTCTTGAAAAAGGAATCGAACTCGCCGGCCATCTTCTCGCGGGCTTCGCGCGAGGCCTGCACCATATCCGCATCGCGCTGCTCGGCCGCCGCGGCCACCCGCCGGTTATAGTCGTCGTCGGAGATCTCCTGGGCCTTGAGTTCCTCCTCGTATTTCTGTGTGCGCGCCCGGTACTCGGCCTCGATCGCGGCGGTGCGCTGCTTCTCCGCGCTCAGCGACCGCACATTTGCTTCAGCCTCGATCTGCGCCGTCTCGTCGGCATTGCGCTGGGCCAGCTCTAAACGTTGGTCCGCGGCATTGCGCTCGATCGCTGCGGTTCCCTGCTGAAGAAGGCTCGCGCCCTCCGCCTGGTCGACCGATGGCGGCCCGATCTTTGGCGCTTTGCCGTAGCCCGCTTCGATCTTTCTCCGCAGTTCTTCAATCTGTTTAGAAGCTTCGGCGTTGATCCGCACGAAACCTGAGATCTGGTGCGTGGCAGACTCGTCGGAGAGATTGTTCACATAATCGGCGAGCGAGCGCTTCTCTTCGGCGATCTGTTGATCCGTCTCGCGGCTGATCGCTGCGCGCTGCTGATCAGCCAGCGCCGAGTGGCCGCTTGCATCAACATCCTCAAAGTCAGAGTCGCGCACTTCGGCGATGCGATCCTCGCCCTGGCGCTGTGTCTTGGCAATGCCGCTCATGCCCGTGATGGTCGACGCGCGGACGATCTTCTCAGTCGCGCGGGTCTGATCTTCCAGACGCTTCATTTCTTCGTTGTGGAACTTTTGATGGACATATTCACGGGCGGAGGTTGAATCGATATCGCGAGTCTTCAAGTCCGCGATCGCCGCGGCTTCCTGTGCATGGTAGAGAGCTACACCGCGCAGCCCAGATTCGAGCGCCTGTTCGCGCAGGCGCGCAAGTTCCTCGATCTGCGACTTCGCGTCACGGCCGCCGCCGCTTGCATCCTGCCGCGCAATCTGATCCTTGAGAGCCTTCTCTTTCGCATCAGCATCGTCGGGGGTCGCATTGCCAAGCCTGGCGTTGAGCGCGCGTTTATAGGAATAATCCTCCTGATTCTCGGCGAGTTTCCGGCCCTTGGCATCAGGATGAGTTGCCTGGATTGCGAGGAGCGTCAGCTCGTGCTGCTCCTGGGCCTTTTCCAGAGTGAGCTTATCCAAGCCCTGCTGCTGCGCGACGCCGAGGCCGGCCTGTTTGTGCGCCGCATAGAGCATTCCAAGGCCCACGCCCATTGCCATGGGGCCACCAGTTAATATGCTGCCCCAGCCACCCTTATTCGCCGCCTCAGCCTCAGTGCGATAGCCTCTGGCCGCCGCGGTGGCTTCCTTGATTCGCAGCGTCGTGGTCTCAATATCGTGCGAATTCCAATAGTCCTCATCCTTGGTCTTTTCGAGTTGTTCTTCGTACTCCTTCTGGGCTGAGTTTAGGGAGAGATAGTTACGCCACAGCTTTTGCGCGCCCTCGACGAGCTGTGAAAACACCATCGTCCCGATCTGAATCGCGCCCAGCCCAATGAGCGCTGGGCCAATCGCTCCAATCGCGGCCTGGGTGATCTTGCTCTCTGCAGCTAGGCGCACCATGGCGCGGGGCAGCCGGATGCCGAACTCTTCAGTTAAGAGCCGCGTCTTCTCGACGCTCGACAGCGCGGCCACGCCCGTCTTATCCAGTGCAGCCTTGGTCTGGTTTCCCGCGGCCGCGGCGCGGGTGCCCACGGCGGCGAGCTCCGCGCCCAACTGGCGCACCGAGCCCGACGTGCCCTTGATGGCGCTGTCAAAGACACGCACACCCGAGACTGCGCCCTTCTCGTCCACCAGCAGTTCGATTTGTACGGCGGTGGCCATCAGCTACCTATTTCCCCCATGCACTCCCTGCAGCGGAGCGCGTGCGGCTCGTTGGGCATGCCGCAATGCGGACACGGCGGATGTTCCGCTTGGAACCTATTGCGCTCGCGCTTCAATACCAGCAGCCCTTCCACTTCCACGCCAGTCAAGGGCAGATCGACAACCTCCAGCACACGCTCCAGCCAGAAGAAGTACTCGATCCACTCGAAGGCTCCGTCCGGAACAGTGCGCGCCGGCAGGATGCTCGCGCGCGCCTCGTTCTGCAGCTCGGGCGGAGTGTTGGCCAGCATGCGCTCCGCTTCCTTGGCAAAGAACCCTTCCAGAAAGAACTCTGCCGCGGCGCGCCGTAGCATGGCCAGATCGCGCATGACAGCCTCTATTCAATAGTGATTTCATCGTCCGCATCGAAGAGCGCCAGCGCCGCAGCAGCCTTGTGCGCTCCATCCATTTCACACTTGATTGCACCGGCGCCGCTGAGCGCTATACCGCCCACCGAATAGCCGTCCACGGATTCAATGAGATCGTCGTAGACCTTCATCGCGATGGCCTGGCGCGGCGGATAGGTGGTGACGCCGTTCTGAGCGGTTCCGGTCACCCGCGTGCGCGCACTCTCAAAGTTGAAGCGCTTTAGATCCGCAATACCCGGTTGGCGGAAGCGATGGATCAGGCCGGAATAGAAGACTGTCTTGCCATCCGCAGCACCGCCCCAATTTGCATCGAGGCTCACCTCGACCAGGTCACAGAGAATAGGTGGTTCGCTTTTGGACTGTGACGGCCCGACGCTGCGCAGCGCGATGCCCGCGCCCAGGCGGTGATTGAGTGGAAGAGCGCGCTTCCAGTCCTTCAGCTTGCTCATGTCGCCGTAGCCGTCGACCGAGACCAGCGTGTTCTCGACCAGTTCCAGCAGCGCCGATTCGCTCTCAAAGACACGTTCGCGCGCATCGCCAATTTGAATGACCTGGTTGACGATCGACTGGAAGAACCGCCCCCAGTCCGCGGCGGCGATGCGGCGGAAGTGATAAATGAAGGCTCCCTGCTTGGATTTGAAGGCGACGGATCGCGGTGTGTCGAGAGGCAGCAGTGCCTGCTGCTCAGGGTCCGGTGTGGGTGCAGCGTGCTTGCTCATTGGATCCTCCAAGTCGTGCAGCTCTGGCTAAAAATGAGGGGACGGCCATTCCGCCGCCCCCTTGGAAGAAACTCGGGTTAGGCGGAGATCAGGTACGCGCTGGCGCTGTTCTGCACAGTCGCCGTGCACACCTGGCCGCCCGTCGGCTTCAGGATGGATTCCTGGTCGAGCTCGATGGTGTAGATCACGTACTTGTCCTGCTCGCCCAGGTCCGCCTTGGGAATGATCACGTTGGGATAGTCGACAACCAGCGAGGCCGCGCCGCTGTTGATGGCGATCTTGGCTTCGAGCAGCGTCTGCGCCATCATCCAGTCGCGGATATCGCTCGTGGTGTCGATCGCTACCACAACCTTCAACGCCACGATTGGATTGCCGTAGCGCGGGAAGACGGGATAGACGCCGCCGCCGCAGGAACGGAAGAGATCGTTGGCATGATCGAAGGTCGCTTCCCAGCTCAGGATCCGCGGCGACATCGAAACCGCGCCGCCGGCCACACCCAGCGAGAACACGGAGTCCGAGCCGTAGAGATATTGCGCGGTGGGCAGCGCGGGCAGCGTGACCATGGCGCCGTCGGCGTAGCGGCCCGTGCCGATGAAGTTGGCCTTCACCATCACCGAGCCCTTGTCCGAACCGCTCAGCACAACCTTGGTGCAGCTGATGTCCTGGAACTTGCGCTTCAGGCCGGGCGCATCCTCGATGTAGACGTTGGTCATGTTGGCCGCCGCGCCTGTGTCTGCCCAGGTGAGGACGTGGGTGTTCGGCGTTGCGGGCGGTCCCACCGTCCCGGCGGTAAAGTTCTCGTTGCCCATCACCATGGCCAGGAACCAGCCGGCCAGGTAATCGTCCAGGCGTGTGCTCAGTTCGCCAGAGGAACTCTGCGCGATGAGCCGCGACTCGGTAGCAAAGGAAGTGCCCTTGCCCGCATATTTGTAGTCCGACTCTTTTTCCAGAGCAACCTGGAAGAAGCCGTTGGTCTCGGGCCGGCCACGATAGGTCAGCGCGGCGTCGGCCATGACCTCGGCAAGCGTGGCCTGGATATTTCCGCCCACTACCACGTTGCGAAGAATCGATCGTTGTGTCGTAAAAGCTGTTGGCATTGCTCTCTCCTCGCGCTCAGCTGAGCGGAAATTCCTCGAATGTATGAATGATGCGAACCGAATGGCAAAGCACGTTACCGAAGAACACCAGCTTGTTGCCCTCCACCTGGGGCGGTCCCGACCAGTCGAACTGCCCTGCGAAATGGCGCCCGGCGAGCGGACCGAACGCCGCGACGACGGCTTCGATGGCCGCTTCCCACACCGGCGAACTCACTCCATCCTTAAAGGCGTAATAGCCAGTCATGGCGATGGTGTGCGTCCGTCCCCAGGCCTGCATCTCTTTGTCCCTGGCAGGCGACGCGTCGCGATTCACCATCCAGGTGCGCACCGCCGGGTTGGCCGGATCTGTCATCGCATCCACAAAAAGTGCCTTGAACTCCGCATCGTCGTTCGAGTAGCGGATCTGGTCGTAGACATTCGGCCCGCACTCCGGGACGGTCTTCAGCAGGTCGTAGGCCGCGGCGATGGCAGTCTGTGCACTCATGCCGTGCCTCCTGCGAATCCACGCGCCGCAAAGGCCAAGGCAATCTCGCGCTCCAGTACCGGTGTGCACAGCGGCTCAATCGCTTCCAACGTCCGCGAAAACATCTGGTGCCCTTGCGTGCCTTTCTTACGGATCTTCAACGCGATCGCGAAGGCCACACTCGTCGCCTGCTTCTCATCCTCGATGCCAAACTTCTTCTGCACCCACGGCACCAGCGCTGAGGACGGCGGCATGTGCGGCCGCGCGCCGGTCTCGACCGGGGCCGCGTATACATCCGCGCCCACAGAGGGCGAGACGCCGATGATCTCGCGGGCCATCGACGCATCGCGCACGAAATTGGAAACGATGGAAGCGGCCAAGTTGCCGAAGGCCACGGCGGGAGGCAGCGCGCCGTAAGGGGTGGTGATAAACTCCTGCACCATCTCCGCGCCTTTGACGCCCAGAGCTTCGAGACCAGCCTGCACGCCTTCATTGAAGGCAGACAGCATGCCGGGCTCAAGATTCTCAGCTCCGCGGATTGTGGCGTTCCAGCTCATCGTGAGTACTTGTCGTGCACCAGGCGGTCGACGCCGCTGTTCTGTTCGAGGTATTGATTGCCCAGCGCGAATGCCGGCCCAACTTCCGCCTCGCCGGCCGCGCCTTCCTCGATGCCCATGTGGTTGTAGTAGCGCTTGCGCAGCACCTTCGCCACGTTGAGCATCTCCTGCGATTTGGATCGGTAGTTGACCACGTCGGCCTGGAGAGTTGCATCGCCCGTGCCCACATAAAAGCTGGCGATCCACTCCGCGCCCAGGCTGGCGATGAAGTCCGTCACTGCGTAGAAGTCCTTGTCGGGGACCGTCGATCCGTCGCGCAGATGACGCGCGGTCCAGGTCACGCGCAGAGTGTCGCCCTCGGGCGGCGCATCGAAGTTGAGCAGGATCCGATCCGGAGATCCCGGCGTCTGGTAGACGCGCAGATCGGAATCGAGAACGAACTGCGGCGGCTGCTGGCCAATGGGATATTCGATTTGCTTGACGACGGAGAAGTTCGTTTCCCACACCGGCAGATCGCCACCCGTGCCTGGCGCGATGGGAAGGGCAACCAGGTTGGTTCCAGTTCCCTCGACATCGCTCACGATCAAGAGTGGCGCGTCGGCCGAGTAGCGTTCCAGGATGGCGCGAGCCGCCAGTGCGGCCCACTGCCCGCTCGTCACGCGCTTCGCGTCGTCAGCGAGCGCGTTGGGGATCTCCGCAACAAAGTCCGAGATGGCGTAAGGAAAGGGCACGTCGCGCCTCTAAGGTTGCGGGGCGCCCGTACGCGAGCGCCCCTCGGTTGATCTTCTCCGGCAAACTTCGCCGGCTCAGGGCTATCTGGTTAAATGTCGATCTGGAGCATGTCCAGCGCCACGAAGGCCGCTTTCGGGACGGTCGTCGCGGGCACCAAGGCCACGTCAACGGTCACCACGTCTCCTTCGTCGATGCGGAAGCCGCCGGGGAAGTTCGAATTCACAGTGACATCCGCGCTCATTGTGTCCAGATATGAGTTGTTCACTGTGGCTCCGGGGATCTCCAGGAAAGCGATCTGCACGCCATTCACGTTGATGTTGACGGCCAGTCCCTGATTGCCGGTTCCGTTATCGCTCTCGCAGAGTTGCGCGCTCACAATGCGCTGCGAGCGCGGCGATGTGTATGTCACCTGGCCTACGCCCACTGCCAGAGGCGCGGGCAACGGGAGGGTAAGAGTGCTTCGGCGGAAACTGTCCTGCATGGGGTCCTCGCTTTTCATCCGCGGCCCCGGAGATCGTCCGGGGCCGCGCCTGCTATGCGTCTACTGCTGCGTTGGCGGGTTAATGGTTAGCCGGCGACGACGTGTTTCCCGACGCCACGGAAGTCGATGATCGCGCCCGCGAACGGGAACTTCACCTTGTACTGGAGCTCGTCGTTCGTGAACTGGGTGCCGATCGTCGGCTGGTTGGCCAGGAAGATCTGCGGGTTCTCGATGCCGTCGAGGAAGCCCATCTCCAGGAAGGGCGCGTTGTTCTGGTTGGTGCCGTAGTAGTAGTCGATCACATCGGTCAGCTTTTCGTTGACGTAGATGCGCTCGTTGTTCACGCCGAAACGCTGGAAGAACGCGTTCGAACCGGCGGTGTTGGTCTGGTTGATCTGGCGCGCGGTGGCGGCCAGGGCCGCAGGCACCATCAGCCAGTCCAGAGGCAATCCCAGCGGCTCGCCGGAATCCTTCTCGGTCTGGGTCATCAGCGCCACTTCGTCGGCGATCAGCGAGTCCTGCGACAAAGCGACCGTCGAGAGGTTGTTGTGCCCGGCGTTAAACCAGGCCACCGCATCACCGGTGTAGTTGGGGTTGGTGACGAAGAACTGGGTGATGTAGTTCTTCAGCGTCCAGCGTCCAGCCCGCGCCAGGCGGCCGGGGAAGCGGGCGATGGCTCCCAGATCGTCGTTGCGGATGGTCTCTTCCGAGATGGTGAGCATCCCGCCGCGCTTAACCATCTGGTAGGTAACCAGCTCGTCGGTGGGATAGGCCACCTCGACGTAGGGGCCGCCTTCTGCCACGGTCGCCAGCTCGCCGAAGTAGCCCTCACGCACGCGGTCCTGGATCTTGTAGTCGGAGATCGACGCCTTGGTGTAGAGATTCGGCAGGCCGTCGAGCGCCAGCTCTGCCCAGTCCTGCAATAGGCGCTTGGTCATCGAGTTCAGCAGGATGTTCGGAAAGTCGGCAGCCAGCACCGCTTCCGACGCCAGCACATGACCCGTAAAGCCCGCGCCCGCGCGCAGCTTATCCAGATTCCAGTCGCCGGTGACGGTGGTGTAGGCTTCGCGCAAACTGCGGAATGCCGGCACGCCCTTGTTCATGGAGTCCTTGACGCCCACCGCCGCTTCCATGGCCAGGGCCATCTTGTCGGCGGAGTCGAGCGTGACGGTTGAGCCAGGCTGCACACGGCCCACCGTGTTGAACGCCGCGAAGGCGGTCCGCACCGTGGTGATCTCGGCGTCGATCTTGGCTTGGGGCAGATCGGCTTCGGCAACCAGCGCCTGCTCTAGATGTCCGCGCGCCAGGTCCTGCGCCGGCTTGGGTAGCCTTGATGCCGTCAGCGACGTCTCGATGCGGTTGCGGCTCTGGATGCGCTGTGCCTCAGCCAGCTGCGTCGCGGCGGCTTCAGCGGTGACTGCGGTGGCCGCTGCGGTCGAATTCGCTTCCAGCACCGCGGTGGTCACTTCCGTCAACAGGGCCGGATATTCAGCCTCGGTCACGGTGGCGAATTTCATGGTGAGCTCGGCAGCGCGGCCGGCGTTCTTCAGCCGAAGCGCTTCGAGCAGTCTGCGAAGGGTATCCTTCATGGACGCTGCTCCTTCGGTAGCGCCTGAAGCGCCGCCGCTGCTGGGGCCACGCCGGGTTGGGGCGATGGCGATTGTGTTGGGACTCACGGCGCGCAATTGCGCCGCAGAGACATCGTTGGCCGCGAAGCTGGCCGCGGTAAGGAATTCACCGCCAGCGCCGGCCCGTGCGCAAAGATCGACAGAATAGAGCGTGCCCAGATCTTCGGCGACCAGGCACTGTTTGCCTTCGACCTGGCCGGGCTTGTAGCCCACCGCGGCCAACATAGACACGGCAAAGAGATCGAGCTTGTTGTTCTGCCGAGCATCGTCCAGGCGTGAACGGAGATCTGACTCGGCCGAGAAGAGATTCACAGTAGAGTAGGCGCCCCCGGCGTCATGCGAACCGCCCTCCAGCCAGCCCGCGATGCGATCGGGATCGGTGGCACCGGTCGGATCGTTGCCCTGCTGGTTGGGATGCCTGCGCCCAAAAGGCTTGCCGGCCACCGCCTCCGCTACCCTCGCGACGAACGCGGGAGGATAGTAGTGCGGAACCGCTTTGCCATTGACGGCGCCCATGCCCCAGCCGGGCTTGAGAACGCGGATCTTATACTTCCCCGACTGCGGCTGCGCATCGCCTTCAGCGGCCATGAACTCACAAGCCTCGGCCACTGGCACATAGGCCGTGGTCACTTCCTGCGCGTCGCCAAAGGTCACCTCGTCGCCGGCGATGGTGTAAGGGATACGAAAGAGCTTCGACTCCGGACCGCGCGCGATCAGGTAGTCACTGAAGGTTTCAAAGAGATAGAAGCGCTGGCAGCCCTGCTCGTCCAGGCCAAACTGCTCGCGCAGCTCGCCGTTGATGAGCTGCTGCTGCTCGTCCAGCGAAAGATCCGCCTCGGCCGACACGTACTCCTTTTTGAAGTTCGTGCAGTCGATGCCCAGCTTCGTGGCTTTCGCGGCGAGCTTACGGGCCACAGCCTTCTTCTTCGCCGCGGGGATCACCTTGTCCTGGTCGAAGCGCGCCAGCGCATCGCGCACATGGGCCTCGTCGAAGTCTGGAAGGCTCCATGTCGAGATATCTTCGGCATCGCCCACGTAGGCAAAGTCGGAGGATGGGTGTTCCTTCCCATCCACCGACTTGGTCTTTGCGGCCTCGGCCGCGATCAGATAAACGAGTTCCTGGTTCATCTCGGTCCTCGGGTTACTTAGTGGCGATCGGGAACGCGTATTTGCGGCCGTCCGCCGTCACGCAGACGCGCATCTTCGTTCCATCCTTCGCGGTGCGGTCCTCGCGCAGGATCACTTGCCAATCGTCCAGCTTGTCGATGTCGGCGGCGCTGGTGGGCGCGGGCACTGCCAGCAATGCGTTAGCAGCCTTCAATGCGGCGATACGCTGTGCACGCTCGTTGTCGGGCGAATCAAGCTTGGCCTGGGCGAGCGCCTTGATGTAGGTCGCGGTCCACTGCTTCTGCGCCTTGTCCGACATATGCGCGGGCGGATTCGGGGTGATCACTGTAGGTGCTGTCTGTGGTGCCATATCACTGTTCTCCTTCGTTCGTTGACGGCCGGGTCACATGCGGCCAGATTAGTCAGCGCGCGTGCGGTTCATTGCGGCAGGCGCGAGAGCTGCGAAACATGGAATAGTTGCCGTCATCCAGGGGACGCCACAACCGAAATGCCGTAGCTTTTCAGCAGGTCGCGCTCCTGATCTGTGGCCTTCAGCTGGTCGTCGCTCAAATGCGGAATGACCAGGCAATGGCAGTTGATCGTGTTCTCCGCAGACCCCGATGGATCGCGGGGATATTGCAGTTCCTCGCCTTCCACGAGGAACGGCTCGCTGGGCTTGCGCACCTGGCCATCGGCCAGCAGATGCCCGATGCGCGGCACACGGGCTACGGGGATGTGCTTCCAGAGCTTCTCCAGGCCGGGATGGTGCGGCGCGAGATCGTTGATGCGCGCGACCGACGCCAGCGACTGCACGCGCATGATTTCATTGGTGGCGATGGTCATGGCGCGCTCGCCCACCTGGCTGAAGAGCCCGCTGAACTTTCCGCCCTCCAGTGTCGATCCGATCTGCTCCACGAGCTGCTGCAGGTTGCTGCCGCCGAGAAACGCGCGCTGGATGGCCGCGTTGATCTTGGCGGACATGTCGCGCGTGAGGCCGCCAATGAGATCGGCAGTGTAGCCCTGGACAACCTGCAGCGCCGCCTGGTCCACCACCGGCTGCACCAGCAGCGAGCCCGTTCCCGCGGCCACCGTGGCGTCCACGCTCTGCGCGGCTTCAGCGTAACTCCGGCTCTCCAGGTCGCTCACTTCAGAAGCGGCCTGCTTCGAGAACTCTTCCATCACTCGATCGACCTGGGCCTTGAGTGCCTGGAGGCGCGCCGCGTTATAGCTGCCCGGCTTGCTGCGTGCCAGATCGCCGAGGATCTCGCGGTTGGCGTCGTCCAGCAGCTTGAGGATGCGCAGCCGCGCCTCGGGCGTCAAAGCCTCGGCCCGGCGCGTGAGCACGTCGAGCTGCTGGGCGTAGGCCTGGGCGCGGGAGTCTGCCATCAAATCCTTTCCGGGGTCCCCGGCGACGGGTCTTCGTCGCTGGGGCGGTTAGTTCACTAGGTTCTTTGCTTCGCCGGCATCGAGCAGATCATTGTCCGGACCTTTGCCGGCTTCGTCTGCCTTGTTGGGCGGCGGCGTCTTCAGTCCCTTCAGCGCGGCATCGAGCGCCGACTGCGGCGCGAACAAGTCCTGCTGTTTGGCCGCGCGATCGTCCTTCTCCTGCTGCGCGGCCTCGTACTCTTCCTGCGAATCCTCAATATCCACGCCGATCTCGGCCAGCACCGTGTGGAAGGCGCGCGCGGCGGTCTGCCCGGTCACCCAGCCCTCCTGCTGCCCGATCTGCATGGAGGTCGAAACTCCCGCCAACGTCTGAGCGCCTTTGGTAAGGTCCTGCGTCGCGATCTCGGGGAACTCGATCGTGTAAGAAGTGTCGACGTCCTGGGGCAGCGCGCCCGCTTCCTGCGCCGACTCAATCTGAAAATCGAGCACAGGCTTAAGACAACGCGCCAGGTGATTCTGCCGCGATTGAATCTTCCGGTGCACCGGCGCATTCATCTCCACGGCCGTGGAGCGGTTGGCGTCCACGCCATCGCCGAAGAACGTGGCCGGCAAGCCCGCGCCGCCCAGGCCGTAGAGCTTCACCATCGACGCGCCCTCGGCCATATCCTGGCCGTGGAACTCCGGAGTTTGGGCCTCGATCTTCACGCGCTCATTGGTCACCATCACGCCGCCCTGGCGCGGAGGATCCTTGGTGAGCTTGTCCTTGTATTCGTTAACCTTCTTTTCGTCGGCGCCCTCCAGGATGTAGTGCCACACGAACGAGTTCAGGAAGCGCACCTTGTCGCCGAAGTCGAAGATCATCTGGTCAAACAGATCGATCCAGTCCGCCAGGCTGAAGAGTTCCGAGAATCCGCGGCTGGCGCTCTTGGCCTTGTTGAGCGTGAAGTAGAAGCACTCGCCCGAGAGCCGGCCATAGTTCTCAGCTTGCGGATCCTCGACGCGTTTGACGAGCAGCATCGGCTTCTGCAGCACTTCACCGACTTCGCGGCGCAGGCGTACCGCAAACGGTACGTTGATCGAGGCGGTGCCGTCGGCGGTGGCCATCTCCGCGAACTGGATGGTGTCGATGTTCATGGGATCGATGTAGCCCACGCGCACCTTGCCGGACACGGGGTTCTTCGCCACCGGAAGGCACATCTCACCGAAGGTGGTTAGCTCGTCGCACCACATGGAAAGGTTCTCGTCCATGTTGTTGACTTCGTCGTTCCAGAAATCGTCGATCACCTTCTGCACGCGTGGATCTTTGGCTGTCACGCGCACGCCTTTGCCGACGGTGTAATCCGTGATGATCTCGACGATCCGCTTGCCGAAGGGCGTGGTCACGCGCAGGAAGTAGCACACCTGCAGCATGCGGTCGTGCATCAACGGGTTTAGGTCGCGAAGCGTGGCCAGCGATGTAATACGCCGGAAGCCGGGATCCTCGCCGTCACCCGTGGTCAATGTGAAGAGTTGCGGCGCCACAGCCTCGGCCGCCAGCTTCTCTTTCGCTGCAGTGTCGGCGTCGGCGCGCGCCTGCTGCCAGCGCCTGGCTTCGTCCAGGTTGAGCAGCGTGAGCGAATTGCGCTCGGCAATTGAACGCCAGCGCAGCATGTTCTTGATCCGTCCCGGAATCAGGCCCATCTCGATCTCCTGTCACGGCGCACAAAGTCCGCGCCTCCCCGGCCTGCGCCGGCTAAAATCTCTTCCCGCCCAAACCCCTGCTCGCGTCCGCCCACCTGCACAGGGCTCGATGCGATCGCGGCCTGGAAGTTGTAGTTGCGCGCCAACTGCACAGCGCCTTGCAGCGCGTCGGCCAGGTCATCCTTGATCTTGCCCAGGAACAGCAACTGTGAAATCAGCGTCTTTTGCGTGCCATCCAGGCAGAAGCGGATGGTTCCGTTCTCAACCAGCGGGCTCATGGTCGAGATGCGCAGAAACTTATCTGTCAGGTTGGTGATGCCGACGACATTGAGATAGCGCCCGCTGAGCCGCGAAGCCTCGTCGAGCGCTTGTTTCAGCGCGGCCTGGTATGCCTGATCCTCGATGCCGATCACCATCGGCTGCTCTTCGTCGGCGCGCCGCAGCATGAAATCGACCTGCTGCGTGAACGGCATGCGATCCTGCTCGGCGCGCGTCACATAGATAAAGCCCTGCGCATCGACGTCGATGGTGACGGACGCGAAGAAGTCCGCGGTCGCCTTCTGCGAGATGGCCGGATCGTTGTAGGTCATCTTCACCGTGGGCTTGCCGGCGAGCTCCTCGCGGCGGAAGGCGTGGCGCGTGATCCACTCCTCTTTGAAGACCTGTGTCGATTCCGAGATGGGCAGGTTGCGAAACTCCTGATTGAACATCACCGAACCGATCACATCTTCTTTTTCGCGCAGCGACTCGATATCCCACTTCGCCGGCCACAGCACCGACTCGGGCGCCCACTCCTGATCGACCGCCATATAGCGGTGCTTCACGAACTTCTTGAATTTCTCCGGATCGAGCAGCTTGGCCAGCAGCCCGTCATAGTGGAGGATAGTGCCGATTACAAACACCTGGCATTTCTTGCCCAGGTTGAGCACCGTGCCCGTGAACCAGCGTTCCAGCTTGTCGCGGGTTTCGGGATTGTCGACGTCCTCTTCGTTCTCCATGTCGTCGCAGATGACCAGATCCGGCCGGTAAAGCCGGAAGCGCAGCCCGCGCAGGCTCTGCCCCGCGCCGCGCGCGGCGAGGGTGATGCCCGTCGTCGTGCGGCAATCGTTGATATCCCACTTCCGGTCACCCTGCAGGCTGCCGAAGTCCGCGATCAGCGCAGAGTTTGACTCGATCTCTTCCTTCACCGCGGCGAGCTGCAGCGCCGCCTGGGGCTGGGTGTCCGAGATGAGCACGATGAACCGCCGCAGCTTGTAGCACACGCAATAGAGAACAAAGATCACCGATACGCAGGTCGATTTGGCATGCTCGCGGGGTGCGGCGATCGCGGCGTATTGCTCGGTCAGCAGCGTCTGGTAGAGTTCGCGGTGGAACTCCGCCGGCTCAATGATCGCGCCCGTCTGCTGATCGACCATGAAGTGGCGCATGTACTTGACCGCGAAGTTGGTGATGTCGGTCGCCAGCGCCCAAGCCTGGTCGAGAACCTGGCCGGCGTCTTTCTTCTCCGGGCGCAGCTCCCCCGGCACCACGCCGAAGACGGCGCGCAGCCGGGCAGCCGCATCCTCACGCTGCTGACGCTTCGATTTGTTTTGCGAAACTTTCAGCGCCATGCGTGAACTCCTGGATCAGTTCTTCCTTGATGGGATCGATGACCGCGCGCACCGGCTCGCGGGTACGCAGCTTTTTCAGTAGGTCCTGCGAAGCCAGCAGGTAGATCTCGCGCGGATCGCCGGCCTCGGCCGCCAGCTTGGCCCGCTCGGCATCGATCTTTTTCAGATCCGCTTCCACCCGCTTCGCCTGCAGCTCCACGCGCTGCATGCGGCTCATGGCGAGAGTCAGATCCTTCAGGCCCTTCGCAAAGCGCTCCTTGTCTCCCATGCCGGCGCTCTGGATCAGGTTGAAGACCTGGTCGCGCAGCGCGTTAATCACGGCCGAATTCGAATTGAAGAGATCGTTGCCGGCGAAGGCTGAGGCGAACTCCCGCGCCTGGGCGCTCTCGCGCAACACCTCTTTGCGCGCCTGGGCCACGCGCAGATCGAACCAGCGCTGCAGCGTGCTCTTGGGCAGCCGCATCAGCGGGAACTCGTTCAGGATCCGCAGATCCAGCGATTCCCAGTCGACGAAGCCGCCGCCGTCCGACGCCCACTTGGCGCTGTAGGGCATCGCGGATTGATCCTCGATCTCCTTCCAGGTGCCCAAGCGGTCATAGAGCTGCTCGATCGCGTCGCGCGCAGACTGCGGCAGCAGATCGATCTTCAGCGGCTGATGCACTTTCCGCGGCTCTCCGGTTTTTGGCCTGGGCTTGGTCATGGCTAGTTGAAAAGCACGTCGTCGTTGCTGCGGCCCTCGGTCATAAAGCGCAGCCCGCGCGCAGTGAGCTGGATCTCGCTTAGCTCCATCCGGCCCGAGTTTTCGTTCATCTGCGATTTGAAGTCGATGTAATCCAGGATGCGCAGATCCTGCAGCAGCGTGACCGTCTGGTCGCGGCCCACCGTCTGGCGCATCTTCAGCAGGACGCCCCAGACTTCCAGGTCATCCATCCGTGAAAGTTGATTCTCGTGCCCCTCGCGAATCAGCTTGAGAATGATGCCCCTGCGCCGCCGGGCCTGGATCAATTTGAGTTCAGCCGCTTCCATCTCTATCCCCCATTGGTCTGTCCGACGTGGGCGCGAAGATCAACCAGCGCTTCTGTCAGCTTCTGCAACACTTCGTCCTGCCGATCGAACCGGTCATACACGCCCGGCCATTCCTGCGCCGAGTAGATAACCAGCCGTTCGATCTGTTCCGACTGGCGGCTCCCCTGATCCGCCAACCTGGTCAACGCTTCCGCCTGTTTACTTGTGGCCTGCGTCTGCTGCTCGAAGTTCGCGACGATCGATCCGAAGGCGGTGCGCACCGTGTCGTTCATGGCCGAAAGAAACGGAGCTATGAGAGCCAGGGCAACCAGGGCGATGATCGGCCACGGTCCCCACTCCGCCAGCAACTTGAATCCATCGGCAGGCTGCTTCTGCAGCAGCTCGAAGAGGGCAAAGATCACCGCCGCCCCTCCAGCCGAGCTGAGAGCTACCCGAACGTGCTTCAGGCCGCCGGTCCTGAAATGCCCCGTAACTTCCCCAGAGGGAACGCCCGCGCTGCCCAGTCCCAGGGTGGTCATCGGGAAGCCCTTTCCGATCCGGTTGCGGAGCCCCGAGAACCCCCAAAAAGCCCGGACCAACCCCTCCAAACCCCAAAAATCCCGTTCCGAACGGTTAAGACCAGAAAATCTGGCATGGATTCCCGGCGATTCTGGGCGCCACGCACGCGTGACGCAAACTCGGGTGGTGGGGTAGTAGCCTCCAGGGGGTCGCGAAGGTCCCAGAATGGCCCTGCCGGAGGCGAAAAAACAGCTGGCGGAGGGAAATTCCAAGTCATGGCCGTCCCGTCGATCCGCTTGGCGCAGGCAACCCAGTCCGAGGCGATGCACTTCTGTGCCGCCGGGAGGGTCATTTTCCCCGAGCAGATCAGGCCGGGCAGCACGTCCTCCAACTGGTGATCCTTCTTCCGGGCCTCGTCCATCGGCTGCGGCCAGATATTCGTGAGGCAATCCGGGCAGCCGCCGATCTCGATCGAGATCAGGTGATCGCCCTCCACGCTGGCGTCACATTTGTCCAGGCCGTACTCGGCGCAGGCCTTCTTCTTCAACCCGGCAAAGTTCGTGATCGTCTTGCGCACCGCCGTGGCGCGAAAGTCTTTGGCGCAGAGATTCATCTCCAGGCCGTGGACCTTGTGCGGCTTCCCACTGAGATCGGCGATCGCATCGGGATTCACCGCGCCGGGCGTGAGATCGGGATCGGGCAGCGCCAGGCCGTCTTCCAGGCGATAGCTCGCCGGCGGCTCTGGCGCTGCGGTAAGGGCCATGGTGTTCGCGGCCAGCTCGGTGCGGTCGATCTCAGTCAGCGTCTTCTCAAGAGTCGTCATCCTATCCCGCAGTGCCGCCTTAAGTTGAGGATCGGGAGCCATCCAGTACGCGGCAGTCAGCTCGTCATAGCGGGCCTGCAGCATGGCGGGATGGACGGGCGCGCCCTGGGCGTAAGCCGCGGGCAGAGTCGCATCGTCACAGCCCCGCATCAGGCTGCCCAGCAGCGTCATCGCGCCGAAAATCATCAATCCCCAGCCCACCAAGCGCATTAGGTGGAGCGCCCAGTCCAAAAGCGTACTGGATTTCAGGATCTGCATTGCCGCTCCTCCACTTCCAATCCTCGCCGGCCGAAGACGCCCACGATCAGCAGCTCCGTCCGGTTGCGGACCCCAATCCGATCGAAGATCCGCGTCATCGTGTTGCGCACCACCTGCGCGTTTGCGTACCCCATCCGCTGCGCGATCTCCGTACTGCGCGCTCCGCGGATGGCTAGGTCCGCGCAATCGGCTTCCCGCTCCGTCAGGCCAAAGCGGCCCTTGAACGTGATGCCATCCAGACCGTTCATTGCCGGGGCCTCACGACGCCGGGGCGCGCTCAGAACCAGCGCCTTGCCGCAGCACGGGCAATGGACGGTCGTACTCATCTCATCCGATGCCCATCAACTGCTTTACATGGCTCTCGATCACGCTTACCGGCGCGATGAAAGGCTTCTTCTCAACTGTGAAGGTGACCGTAGCGCTCGGCGACGCGCCTAACTGCACATCGGTCACATAACTCAGCACGACGCCCTGCGTCTCCGGCAGCGTGCCCTTTTCCAACGCATCGGCCCCGAAGCCCATCTCCTTGAGCTTCGAGGCCATGGCGTTGAACTGCTCGGCGTTCAGTGTGATTTGAAACGTCGGCTTCATGGTTCCTCCGGAATTCTTGGTGCGCGGCGTTGTAAAATCGCGCACAAATTATTCCAGTTTCTATTTCGCCTTCGGCTAGAAGCCGGACTGCGCTTCGTAGGCGAAGAACTGATTCACCGTGGGCGCATGGTTCAGAGCAAGATCGCTCGAAACCCGCACAGACGCGGCCTGCAGCGCGCCTTGATCCAGCAGCGGACGCACCTGGGCCAGTGTCACACGCACCTTTGCGGCCATGGCTGTCACTTGCGTCTTGGTGCTGATCGACTGCACCAGGGCGAGCAATGTATTCGCGATGGTTGCAATCAGATTCACATCCTTGACGGCGAGCGCCTGGCTGTTCGGATTGGTGATTTTAGCCGCAGCCAGCAGCGTCGAATTCACATCCTGCTGAATTTGCGTTATGACCGACTGGAGCACCTGAAGCGTGGTTTGATTCGGATTCGCCAGGTACGCCTGCGCGGCCTTCTGCACCTCCGGAGCAAGCGTGTTCAGAGCCAGAGTTGCCGGGCCGAGGATCACCACCGTCACCGGATCGAGCGCTTGCACTGCGGCGCTCACCGTGTCGGCGGTCGAGACCAGGACCGGCGTCCAGTTGACGATTTCCTGGGCTACCGAGATCTTCTGCTGCTGCGTGCAGCCCGTCTCAAAAGGCAGCATGAAAAGCAGCAGGATCAGCGCGAAGCAGCCCAGCTTTGAGCTGGTGGGCAGCGTCACTTCGGATCCAGGATCCTTCGAAAATAAGCCGAGCAGTGCGGTGCCGAGCCCGGCAACCAGCGCCACCACGGTGCCCGTGCCCGCGTTACCCAGCGTGATCCCTTGCTGGGAAAGAACCCCGCAGACGGTGACCAGGCCGAGGATGATGCCGGTAACTGACGTCTTGGGGTGATTCCAGATATTGCTCAACAGGTTCATGTGATTCTCCTTTTCCTTTTCAGGCCGCGACTTCCTGCGCGGCAGCGGGATCTTCGGGCGGTACGTCGTACTGTTCCAGGTCGTAAAGGCGCATCAGCTTGGTCAGCGATGCGGCGTAAGTGGGGCTGGTGGAGTAGCCGCAGCGCTGCAACTGCAGCGCGAAGCTGGCCGGATCGTGAGCCACCGCCATCGCCGGACGGTAGCGCCGCGCGACGGCCAGCAGTTTCGCATGGGCGTCGAAGCTTTCCGCAATGTCGGGATACCGGGCAAATTGGGCATCGATCGGCTCCAGTTGATTGTTGACGTACTCATGGGTGGGCAGTTCCATGTAGCACTCAGGCGCGGCCCCATGCGCAGCCTTGATGCCGAAATAGTTGTTCGCCTCGCGCGCCAGCTCGCTCTGGCCCCAGCCCAGCACATTGCTCGATTCCAGAATCGCCTGGGCGATGGTCACCGAGGCAGGTACGCCCCATCTGCGCTGCGCGGCCTGCGCCGCCGGCACTGCCATCTTCAGGAATGCGTTTTGCTTCTCGGTCACGGCGCGCCTCTGGCCTCACCGGGCGTAGGGGCGCGGCGGCTAGTTTGCAATGGGCTGGCCATCGCAGAACTAGCCTTATCTCCACGCCGCTCTGGCTCTCCGCGTAGCCTTTCTCAAGATTTCGCGGTTCCAGTTCCCCGGTTTGGGTGAGGCCAGAGTAAGGCGCGGCTTCGCCGCGCTTTGAATCACGGGAAATAGCTGCGATAGCTGGAATACTTGCAGTTGCGGAGAAGGCTAGTGGGTGATGAGATAGAGCAGCCACGCGACGGCTGAGTAGACGGCCATCCCAACAATGACCGCAAGCACGGTGCGCCAGAAGGTCATCGGCGTCAC